TCACGCCGCCTCGACGCTGATCCGCCCCGCGGGGCCGGCCTTCAGCAGGGGGGCGACGTCGGCGGTGAGGTCCAGCCACGCGGCCCAGTCGCCGCGGTCCAGGATCACCGGCTGGCGGTTGTGGTAGGGTTCGCAATCGGCGCCCGGCGCGGTGGTCATGAGGGTGAAGCTCTCCAGCGGACCCTCGGGCGTCTGGGCGCGGTCCCAAAGGCCGGCGAAGGCGAAGACCTCCTGGTCGGGGACGGTGAAACGCCACATCAGCTTGCGGGCCCTGGGCCCCTCCGGATTGGCCGTCCACTCGAAGAAGTGGGTGGCCGGCGCCAGGCAGCGGCGCCGCGCGAACGCCGACTTGTAGCTCGCGGTCGTCGCGACGCTCTCGCTTCGGGCGTTGGTGGTGAGCGGCTTCCACTCGCGCTCGGACTTGCGGTGAAACCACGGGATCAGTCCCCAGCGCAGTTCCAAGAGCTCGAGGCCCTCGGCCGGCCGCTCGGGGTCGGCGGGACGAATGATCGGGGCGCGGTCTGTCGGCCGGATATGCTCGCGCGCCGCGTTGGGCTCGGCGCCGGCCCAGCGCACCGGCCCGATATGCGAGAATTCCGCGACCAGACGGTTGTACGGATGCTGGTAGCCGTAGCGGTTGCACATGGCGGGGAATTTAGGCGCGCGGGGCCGCGGCGCAATCCTCGCCGCGAGACGGGGATGGCTGACGCCGCGCGGTCTTGGTGTAGGCTCGGGGTCGAGCGCGGGAGGCGGCGGTGGCGATTCGACCAAGATCGACTGATCGGCAGAGGGGCCTCGGCCTCGCCGCAATGGCGGCGCTCTTCGCCGGCCTTGCGGCCTGCGGCGGCCATGGGACGGCGGCGACGGCCTCGGGGGACGCCTCGCCGGCCGCCCCGACCGCGGCGAGCCCGGCGGATCCGGCAAATCCCCTGATCGGCGCCTGGCGGTTCATCGGCTTCGGCAAGGGACCCGCCGAGCCCTCGGGCTGCTCGACGCAGATGGTGTTCAGTCCGGGCCAATGGACCCAGACCCAGGGCGGCGCCACCACGAACATGGCCGTGACCTTCATTCCCGGGCCCAAGACGGTCTATGTCGTCGACGCCAACGGCGGCCACATCACCTATGTGCTCATCGACCAGAACCACATCGCCCTGAACTCCTTCGCCCCCTGCACCTACGAACGGGTCGGCTGAACCACGACGCGCCTTCCTTCTCCCGCATGCGCGCTCTTCACGCATTTCTTCAGGTCGCCTCAAGAAACCCTCGCCCGGAGGGAGAGGGAGGGGCCCGCCGATCCGGCGAAGGCCGGAGCGGTGGGAGGGTGAGGGGTTACGCCGCATCCAACTTCTCGCTGCGTGCGCCGCGCCTTATCGACGAGGACCCTAACCCCTCACCTTCCCACGCCTCCGGCGCGGGCCCCTTCCTCTCCCCTCCGGGCGAGGGGTTTTGTGGCTTGGCCCCCGATGTTCTGTGAATCCGATACCCCCATGGCGAGGGTTTTTTGTGATGTGAGGCGATTTTTCCGCTTGACGGCCGGTCGAAAGTGTGTTGCAATATGAAAAGTGGCGAAGCGTGACCGCCGCGCCGGCCATCCCCCTTTTCATTCTCTTTCCGAGCGGAGGGCGCGATGGCGAGAGCTGCGCTGGGAGAAGGCCAGACCGCGCCGCTTCCCGCCGCCGACGGCGCCGATCTGGAGACGATGAAGCGCTACTTCAGCGAAGCCCGGGACCTGACCGCGGCGGCGCGGACCAATTCGCTCACCGCGATCGATTACTACGACAGCGACCAGTACACCCGCCAGGAGCTGGAGAAGCTCGACCAGCGCTCGCAGCCGCCGATCATCGTCAACCGGCTGAAGGTGGCGATCAACGGCATCGTCGGGGTGACCGAGCGGGGCCGGAGCGATCCGAAGGCGTGGCCGCGCAATCCCGGCGAGGACGACCAGGCCGACGCGGCCACCGACGTCCTGCGGTATATCGCCGACTTCAACCGTTTCAAGCGGCTGAAACAGGACTGCTTCCTGGACATGCTCGTCCCGGGCACCATGGCCGCCCTGGTCGGGGTCGACGAGGACAGCCAGGTCACGATCAACCAGGTCCGTTGGGAGGAGTTCTTCGCCGATCCGCGCTCGCGGCGGCGCGACTTCAAGGACGCGCGGTTCATCGGCATCGCCAAGTGGATGTACGCCGACGATGTCGGCGCCCTCTACCCTGACAAGGCCGATGCGATCGCGGCGATCGTCGACAATGGCGTCGGCGGCGGCATGACCCCGGACGCCTCGTTCCAGGACCGGCCGATCAATGCTCCCGGGACCGCCGGGGCGTGGGTGGACAGGCGCCAGCGGCGGCTGATGGTGGTGGAGATCTACTACCGCGAGGCTGCGGCTGGGACGGGCCGGGGCATGAGCTGGAAGCGGTGTGTGTTCACCGGCGCGGACATCCTCGAACAGGGGGAGAGCCCCTATCTCGACCACAAGGGCCGTCCCGACTGCCCGGTCGAGGCGATGAGCGCCTACGTCAAGCGCGACAACTCCCGCTACGGCGCGGCCTGGGACATGCTGCCGCTGCAGGACGAGATCAACAAGCGGCGCAGCAAGGCGCTGCACCTGCTCGTCACGTCCAGGATCGAGGCCAGGGACGCCTCGGCGATCAACGTCGACGCCGATGTCGCGCGCCAGGAGGCGGCCAGGCCCGACGGGGTCCTGCCCTTCGGCTGGGCGATGGCCCCCAACACCAGCGAGTTCGCCGGCCAGCTGGGGCTTCTGCAGGAGGCCAAGAGCGAACTGGAGCGGATGGGGCCCAACCCGGCCCTGGCGGGGCGCAGCGACGACGCCTCGGGGCGCCACCTTCTCGCCCGCCAGCAATCGGGGCTGATCGAGCTGGCCAACCTCTATGGCGCGCTGGAGGACTGGGAGCTGCGCATCTATCGCCAGTGCTGGGCGCGGGCGAAGCAATTCTGGAAGGCCCCGCAGTTCATCCGCGTCACCGACGACGAGGACGCGCCGAAATTCGTCGGCCTCAACCAGCCGATCCTCGGACCCCCGGTGGTCGGCGCCGATCCGGCGAGCGGCGCGCCGCGGCTGCAGCCCAGCGTGCTCGGATATAGCAACGCCGTCGCCGAGATGGACGTCGATATCGAAGTCGACGCCCAGCCGGATGTCGGGACGATAGCCGCCGAGCAGTTCAGCGAGTTGATGGCGATGATCGGCTCGAACCCCGCCTGGCAGAGCCAGGTCCCCTTGGAGGTGATGATCCAGCTCTCGACGATTCCGCACAAGCGCGGCGTGCTCGATGCGATCAAGCAGGCGCGCCGGCAATCCCAGGAGCAGCAGGCGCAGGCGAGCCAGGTCGCCCAGGCCCACGCCGCCGCGGCCACCGACGAAACCCGGGCGAAGGCCGCCCTGCACCTCGCCAGCGGCCAGGCCAGGCTGATCAACGCGGTCACCGAGGCCCACGCCCTGCACGCCGACCACGCCGCCGCCGGCTTCGCGGCCGGCCAGGCCCAGGCGCGCGCGGATGCGTGGGGCGATGGGGCGGCGGCGACGCAGGCGTAACCCCTCACCCTCCCGCCGCTCCGGCTTTCGCCGGACCGGCGGCCCCCGCCCTCTCCCCTCCGGGCGAGGGTTCTCATCGCACCGCACTTAACCCTCGCCCGGAGGGGAGAGGAAGGGGCCCGCGCCGGAGGCGTGGGAAGGTGAGGGGTGAAGGTCTTTGAGGAGAAGAGGGACTGTAAGCGCAACTGCATGCAGCACTTCGACGTGTGCTCAAACCCAAGCGGCGTAACCCCTCACCCTCCCATTGCTGCGCAATGGGCCCCTCCCTCTCCCTCACGGAGAGGGTTTCTTGGGGCGATCCGTGGAGATGTGTGAATGCCATAGCCGCAGGGGCGAGGGGTCTTTCGCGCACCCTGAAACCTTCTCCCTGCAGGGAGAGGCCGCCAAGGCCCATTGCGCAGCAATGGGAAGGTGAGGGGTTACGCCCTCCACTCTTACCCGCCGCCGGGGATCGGGCGCATCGGGGGCTGGACCGCAAACCAGCGACGGGTCGCCGCCGATCGGGCGCATCGGGTCGCCGCCGCAGCGGGCGAGGGAAAGTCATGAGCGAAGAACTGCCGTTTCTCGACGCCGAAGGTCCGGCGCTCGATCAAGCCCGCGCGACCGGCGAAACCCCGGCCGAGCCGACCGCCGCGCAAGCGGCCGAACCGGCCGCCCGCGAGGAGCGCGACAACAGCCGCGTGCCGATCGGCGCGATGCTGGGCGAGCGCGACAAGCGAATGGCAGCCGAAAGGCGCCTGGCCGAACTCGAGGCGAAGGCGCAGCCGCCGGCGCCTCCCGAGGCCGCCGAGCAATTCGGAGCCGCCCTCTACGCCCAGAACCTGCGCTCATCGCGCAAGTTCGCCGAGCGGGAGTACGGCAAGCCGCTGATCGAAACGGTGCACGACTGGGCGGCGAAGCGGTGCGACGCCGATCCGGAGTTCAACCGCCAGATGCGTCTGGCCGACGATCCCTACGAGGCCGCGATGCAGGCCTACGACCGCGAGCAGATCCTCGCGAGCGTGAGCCCCAAGGACCTCGACGCCTTCAAGGCCTGGCAGGCCGCGCAAGCGGAGCTCCAGGCGATGACCGACCCTCAGCAACCGGCGCCGCCGCCGCCTCGATCTCTCGCCACCGCGCCGGGCAACGGCGGGGCCGGCAAGCCCCACGTCCAGGTGGGCGAGGGCGAGGCGTTCAGCGCCGCCTTTTCGTAAGAAGGACTAGCCTCACATGGCCGAAACCACCCTCGCCACCGCCTCCGAACGCCAGGTCTGGGTCACGACCTATTTCCAGGAATACGTGCGCCAGAGCCGTTTTCTGCCCTACATGACCAACGCCGATCTCAACAAGGGCGGGATCATCCTCACCAAGTTCCAGAAGGAAGAGGAGGCCCAGCGGACGATCAACATCCCCTTCATCGGCCGGCTGAAGAGCGCCGGGGTGACCGGGGCGACGGTGCTCGACGGGGTGGAGGAGAATCTCACCAACTACAACTGCCCGATCACCGTCGACTGGCGGCGCAACGGCATCCGCCTGCCGAAGTCCACCACCTTCCGCACCGAGATCAATCTGTGGAACGCCGCCAAGGACGCCCTGCAGGTGTGGGAAAGCGAGAAGATCAGGGACGACATCATCCACGCCATGACCGCCGCGGTGGTCGACGCCAACGGCCAGGTGATCAACTGGGACGCGGCCACCGCAGCCCAGCAGAACGCATGGTGCGCGGCGAATGCCGACCGGATCCTGTTCGGCTCGCTCAACTCGAACTTCTCGCCGACCTTCGCGACCGGCGCAGGCAATGTCGCGACCACCGCCAAGGCTTCGGTCGCCAACATGAGCCTGGCCAAACGGGTGGGAAAGCTCGCCGATCCGCACATCCGGCCGTTCCGCGTCGCCGGCGGCGATGGGCGTGAATACTACGTCGCCTTCCACGGCTCGCGCAGCTTCCGCGACCTCAAGGCGGATACCACCATGGTCGCCGCCAACCAGTCCGCCAGGGCCAGGGAGGCGCAGGGGATGGACAAGAACCCGCTCTTCCAGGACGGCGACCTGCTCTACGACGGGATCATCCACCGCGAGATCCCCGAGATCGACGCCTATGCGGCTACCGCCGGGTTCAACGGCATCGGCGGCGCCGGCGGCGACATCCGCCCGGTGTTCGTCTGCGGCGGCGGCGCGGTGGGGATCGCCTGGGGCCAGGAGCCGACGCCGAAGACCGATCTCATCAAGGACTATGCGTTCCGCCCCGGGGTGGCGATCGAGGAGCTGCTGGGGGTGAAGAAGATCAACTTCAACGGCGTCCAGAACGGCATCGTCTCGGTGTTCGTCGCCGCCGCCGCCGACAGCTGATCCTTCGCGCTTGCCGCCTTTCCCATTCACTGACGAGGAGCGGTCATGACCGCCTACAACACCACGAACTACAACAACCGCCAGGGCGCGGCGACCGGGCACGGCCCCTACCAGGGAACCACCCACCTGCATGCGACGAGCCCGGCCCTGCCGGCGAGCCTGGCGACCGGCGATTCCGTCAACGTCGGCTATCTGCCGGCGGGCGCCATCGTCACCGGGGCGATCCTCAAGGCCGGCTCGCAGCTCGACAGCAACGGATCGCCCACCCTGACCCTGGATCTGGGGGTCGCCGGATCGACGCAGCTCTTCAAGGCGGCGGTGACCACGGTGGGCCGCGCCGCCGGCGCTTCGGCCGACGTGACCCTGGCCGGCGCCGGGGCCCTCTACAAGAACCTCACCGGCGCCCAGGTCGCGGTCATCGCCACCGTCCATGCCGGGGCGGCCACCGGCGTCGCCGGCGCCCTGGAGGTCGATGTCGAATACTACGTCGAGGATGCCGTCGGCTCGCCGGCCTAGGGGGAGCTCTGGGTGCAGGCGCCCTTTCGGATGAACGCAACGCTGGCCGGAAAAGTACAGAACCCCTCTCCCTCCAGGGAGAGGGTTTCTCAGTGTGACTTCTCGCGGGGAAGGCGAGGGAGGCGACGAATGCGGGATCGGGATCGGGATCGGGGCGGGGGAGAGAGCTGAAATGCCTACCTGCCGCGCGATCATCGGGGAGGCGCTGCGGGCGCTCAAGGCGTTGGCGCCGGGCGATGATCCGGACGCCGACGAACTGGCCGCCGGGATGGAGGCGATCGGCGAGCTGATCCTCGACATCCACGAGGCGCGCGGGCCGATGCAGGACGTCGACGTGACCGCCGACTACACCGCCGGCGAGAACCAGCGCTGCCGCATCCAGGCGCCGTTCACGGTGAACATCACCCTGCCCAACGCGATCCAGCTCTATCCGCGGATCGACCCCTATGACTATGGCTTCACCGCCCCGATGATCCTGCCCTCGCCGGGCTCGACCGGCAGCGCCGACGGCCTCTCCTTCCGCCAGCCTCGCGACGGGACGCGGATCGAGATCGTCGGAACCAGCCAGGCGCTCTTCTTCTACCGCGCCGACATCAACCAGTGGCTGGCCGCGACCGGTCTTTCCCTGGACGGGGAGATCCCGTTCAACGCCCGCTACGCCTCGGCCCTGGGCGCGCTCACCGCCGAACGATTGATGGAGACCCTGCCGGGGATGGACGAGCCGACGCCGGGCCTGGCCAGGCGGATCGCGCGCGGCGCCGCGGCGATGCTGCTGCGCCCCGGGACCGCCCGGGACCCGGTGGTCGCCCAATACCTCTGAAAGAACGGGCGCCCGCGCGGCGCCTCCATCGCCTCCCACGGTTCGGAAAGGAACCCCCATGTCCACCGCCAACGACGCCGGCCCGCCGGTCCCGATCCCGACCTTTGCCCAGACCCTGATCCACTCCCTGGCCCAGAAGGGGCTCACGGTGGTCGCCACGGCGGCGGCGGCCAACGGCGTCATCCAGACCTCCCAGGAGGCGCAGTTCGTCAGCCTGGGCGTCTCGGTCGCCCTGTTCGCCGCCTCGTGCCTGTGGACCTGGGCGCGCACCAGGATCGACACCGCGCGCAACGCCGCCCTGGCCAACGCCCCGGCCGTCCATCCGCCGGTCCGGGCGGGCTGACGGCCGACCGCCTTGGGCCCGCTCCTCGCCGTCGTCATCGCCATCGCCGTCGTCCTCATGCTGATGGACGACGACTTCCCCTCATCCGGCCATCCCAGCGCCAAACAGCAAGGAGACTTCCCATGAACTTCATCGCCACCATCGAAGCCGACGGCGCCGCCGCCCTGGCCGAGGTCAAGGCCGGCCTCACCTATCTGGAAGCCGAGGGCAAGGCGGTGATCGCCTGGGTCGAGAAGGAGGTTCCCGGATCGGCCGGGGCCATCGCCGCCTTCCTGACCAGCGCCGAGGCCGACGCCGCGAGCCTGGCGCGGATCGCCGCCTCCGGACTCTCGGGGCAGATCGCCGCGGGAGGCGACGCGATGCAGACCTTCCTGCTCAACCTCGTCTCCTCCACCGGCTTCGGGGTGAACGTGCAGAGCGGGCTCAAATCCATCGACGCCGGGGCGATCAGCCTGCTCGAGAGCATCGGCAAGGGCCTGGTCTCGACCGGCCTCGCCGCGCTGCTCGCCAAGCTCGCCCCGGCCGCGGCGCCCAGCGCCGCCACCGCGCCATGAGGCGGATCGCGATCACCGTGAAGTGGCTGTGGGACCGGCTCATGGGCCGGCCCCTGCCATGATCGGCGCCCTTGCCGCCCTGGCGAGCTGGCTCCTCGGGCTGATCTTCAGGCGCCCCGGGCCCTCGCCGGAAGCCCAGGCGGCCGCGGCGGCCGCCGCCGCGGGCGCGAACCTCGCCACGGAGATGAAAGCCAATGAAGAGATCCGATCGGCGATCCGCGCCGGAGATGCGGCGGGCGCCGCCGCCGACGCCTCTGCTGCTGCTGGCGCTGGCCGCCTGCCAGACGACGGGTTCGAGCGCGCGGACTGAGATCCCCGCGCCCGCGGCGCCGCCGCCGGCCGCCACCGCCTGCGCGATCTTCGCGCCGATCCGCTGGAGCGCCCGCGACACCCTTCAGACCCAGAAACAGGCGGTGGTCCACAACGCCAGATGGAAGGCGCTGTGCGCGCCGGCGAAACCCTAGAGAGGCGATCATGAAGACCCTCAAGGCCGCCCTCGCCGCCATCATCCTCATCGCGCCCGCCGCGGCGAGCGCTGGGAGCAAGAGCGGCGTCGACGGCACATTGGACGTCACCCAGGTGGGCGCCAACGGCGCCGCGCCTTCCACCGCCAACGGCGCGACCGACACCGGCACCCAGCGGGTGACGATCTCCAGCGATTCGACCGGGCAGGTGAAGTTAGCAACTGGCGCGAATACGATCGGCACGCTGACCGCGAACCAATCAGTGAACATCTCTCAGGTCGCGGGTGCTGCAAGATCGGTCAATTCCGGCGCGGCAGACGTCGGTACGGCGCGAGCGGTGCTCTCTGATGACGGCCTCAGCGTCGTCTCGGCTCTGCCCTACCCGAATGGCGCGACGCCAGTCACCGCGACCTCCGGTTCGATCGCCAACACCGCCAGCACGCTCAATCTTCCCGCAGTCGCCGGAAAGACGACATATATGAGCGGCCTGGAGGTCACGGGGCTCGGTGCCACCGCAGCTGGGTCTATTGCCGTCTCGATCTATTTCGGTGGAACCGCCAAAAATCTGTACTTCATCATCCAGATCCCCGCTGGCGTGACGACCGGCATTACGCCCCTCGTGGTTCAATTCAATCCGCCGCTATCCAGCGGAGCAGTCAACAGCGTAATCCAGACTACAATGCCTGCATTCGGATCGGGCAACATGGCCGCAAATCTCAACGTCCACGGGTTCCAATACTAAGTGCCGACCACCGGTCTCGAATCGAGTCTCGTCGTTAGCGACGGGGGTTCAGTCGATTCCACCTATCTCAATCTCGCCCAGGCGGCGACCCCGCTTCACGCGCTTGCAGTGAACGGCACGCAGGCGCTCGCGATTCAAATTCTTGATGCCTACTCGGGGCTAAGCGCCGCGCGGGTGGTTTGAGCGCGGACGTTGTGGTCTTAATCGGCCCGCAGGCGGCGAGGTGGGTCATGGACGAAACGCGGCGATTCTTCCTCAACGCCTTGGGAGCGCCAATGACCCTTAGCGCTAGCGATATCAAGCCTCTAGACCAGCTGCCTCAGATAATCGGCCCGGCGGGGACTGACCTCATCCCCATAATGCGTACGACACCCACGCTCAGCTTTAGCAAGGCGTCCGATCTCCAAAGCCTTTTCCTCAACTCTGCAAAAGCCTACGGCGCAGTCGGCGACGGCGTGGCCGATGACACCTCTGCGATCCAAGGGGCGATCAATTCAGGTCTGCCATTTTACATCCCATCGGGCGTTTACAAGACAAGCGCCACGCTGACCGTTACTACCACGGCGAGTCATGGCCAAGTGGTGCGGGGTTCTGGACCAGTAGCTGCCAACTCTCTAGGGACGGGCAAGGCCATCATCCGCCCAACGTCCGGGGTATCGATCGCGGTTCAAATTGATGGCACGTCATTCTCCGGCTATCTTGTCGGGTTCGGGTTGGAAAACCTTGCTATAGACATGTTGAACATGCCGGATACTACAGCAAGTGTTGCAATACAGCAGATTCAGGCGTACGACTGCCACTACGAAAATATTCGCGTTCTCAACGACGGCGTGAACAAAAGGGGCTGGAAATTCCAAGGAGGAGCGTACACCACTGCCGCTCGCGATTGCCAGTGTGCTAATGTCGAGTTCGCTGGCGCGACCACTAGCAATCGCGCCACCACGATCACCTTCGACAATCCGGACATCAAGCGCGTCTTCGCCACCTGGGCGGACGACATCACCTTCATCGGCGGCGCCGTCCAGGCGCCATACAATCCGGCGAGTGTGATCTACCTGCCGCCGGGGACGAACCTCTATGGGTATCCGGCCAACACCACCGGCATCTATGGAGCGATCGGCTCGAGCCTGGACACGATCATCAACTTCGTCTCGATGGGGACCGACTGGGAGCAAGCCGGCGGCTATCCTTCGACCTTCAATGACGGAACGCACGGGGTTCTGCCCTTGTTGCCGATCATTCAGATGACCGCGAACGCCAGCAACTACACCTTCATCAACCCGCAGTTCGCGGGCATGTACATGCTCGACCAGGGTTCGCGCGGAAGGGTGCTGGGCTACCAAGACGCCGGGCCGGACCTCGACAGTTTCCTTAAACCGATAGCGGTGTTGCGCAACAACATCGCCCAAGCGATTCCGAACGCGACGTTCACCACGGTGGACGTCAGCGGCGCTCCGATCGAGCTCGATGCGAACTATTTCAAATGGGATACGGTGAACAAGCAGATCGTCATCCTGAAGACCGGGACCTATATCGTTTCCGGCCAGGTGGGCCTTACCGGCTTCACAACCGGCCAGATGCGAATTCAGATCCTCACCCCGGCCGGCAATTGGACGAGCCCTTTCGTCGGGGCCCTCGCGCCTGGCTATACCGGCGCCGGCATCCCGGGCTTCGCGACGAACATGTTTCCTGGTGATACGATTCAGCTTCAGGTCTATCAGAACAGCGGCGGGACCATAAGCACCTCCAGCGGAATCACTGAGACGTGGCTTTCGGTTTTAAAGAGTTAAGCTCGCGCAATAGATCGAAAGTCACGAACTTACCCAAGGTTCTCAGTGTACGTTGCTCCGCAATTTGCCATGAAATCACCTCCCACCGAGAGATTGCTCGCGGCCGTTCTTGTGGCTGCCATCCTGACCGTCATGTACGTGCTGCTGTCGGGTTATGATCTTCCTGACTGGCAAAGCTACGAATACCTGTACACCCGGCAGGGGGGTTGGCTGGCTGCGGCTGGGCGAGACCCCATCTTCACGGGACTGCTTCACATCGCGACTCTAATATTCGGGAGCAACGGATACGAACCATTTCGCATCACGCTATTTGTAATCTTCACCTTAATAGTCTCATGGGTCGCTTACATATCGCCTCATCAAAAGCGTCTTGGTGTACTGTCGCCCTTGGTAGTCGCGATAGTGCTGGTGACGACGATGATGATAAAGGGCCTCATCCAAATTCGCGAAGGCCTTGCTTTCCTATTTATCCTGGTCCCAGTCGCAATGACGTTCCGATCTACCCGTCGGAGCACAATGCGCACCGGATTAGGATCTATTATAGCTGCGTTCACGCATTTGGGTACTGGCATCTATGTAGCGTTGTGGCTCGCAGCCGTAGGAACATCGCGCCTCGGTAGAAAATCAGTCGGTAGTGCGCGGTTCGGAATGCTTATCCTATGTATTAGTATCGTCATTGGATTGGCTTTAGGCTTCGTATTTTTGCGAAACAGCTACGCGGTACGACTGTTCCTACAAGATACCGGCGTGAACATATCGGGATACGTTGTTGGAGGGACCCTGAAGTACGCTTATTGGCTTGTAGTGGGTGGTCTAATTCTGACCGTGCGCCATCAGATACGGCGATCGGTGATGGACATGTCCGAATTCCAGCTGGCGTACGCGACCTGCTTAGTATCTGGCGTTCTGCCGAGTCTATACGTGACCTGCATAGCATTGGTGTTTAGCAACTTCTATACACCTGCGTTAACGACAATGGTCATTAGGCTATTGTTTACGGGGATCGAATTGGCGCTGGTGCTTGTGGTTGTTCGTGGTGGCGCGACGTTCATGACATTGTTGGTTGCGTTTGTGATGCTTGCAGACCGAGCAAGGATCATCGTGCCGCTGCCGGTTTAGTGGATGGCGTCCTGGAATCCGGGGACGTTTGTTGGCATATCGTCCCGCCCGGCTACCTCGCAACGACCATCCGCACGCTGCGCCAAGGAACGGCGTCCTTGAGGTTCAGCGCCGGCTTCTCGACGAGCCGCCAGCTCACCCAGGCAAGGCCCAGGCCGGCGGCGAGGGTGAAGGCGAAGATCAGCCACGGCGACATCCCGGGGAAAAGCAGCACCAGGCCGTTCGTCAGCGGCCAGGCATAGAGGTAGAGGCCGTAGGAGAGATCGGCGCGTGCGTTGATCCTGGCGAGCCATCGGGACTTCAGATGCAGCGCGGCCCAGAAGATCAGATAGCCGCCGAAGAGCGCCACTCCGATCTCCGCCAGGGGGGTGAAAAGGGCTGCGATGAGTCCGGCGCCGGCGGCGAAGGCGAGGCGGGCGGAATAGACCACAAGGTCGCGAAACAGAAAGAACGTCGCGCCGGCGGCGAACAGGGCGGTGAATCGCACCGTCACCTGGAGCCAGCCGACGACCAGGGCGACGGGGGGCGGCAGGCCGGCCAAGGGGCCGACGAGGCTCGCCGCGAGCAAGGCGCCCGCCGCGGCGGCGATGAGGCGCCGGCGGCGGAAGAGGCCGATCGCGCCGACCAGCATCACCAGCAGGTAGCAGCGGAACTCGAAGCCGATCGTCCACAGCGATCCATTGAGATGCGGCACGGGCAGAGCGGCGAAAGCTCCGGGCAGCTTCGGCCCCTGGAGCACGAGCATCCTGGCCGCCAGGGTGGCGAAGCCGCCGGCGCCTAGCCTGGAGAGATCGCCGCCGACCAGCGGGCCGACGATGAAGAGGCTCACCAGTGAGGCGACGACGAACCCCGGATAGATTCGCAGGATCCGCCGCCAGAGGTAGGCGAGGGGATCGGCGGTGCTCTGCCAGCTCTGGGTGACCAGATAGCCGCTGACGAGGAAGAAGCCGTCCACGGCCAGATCGCCGAAGGTGATCGTTCCGAAGGCCCGCGTGAGTGGTTCGCGATGGAGATCGCCGTCCACGAGCCAGGGGGCGTGGCTGAGCACCACCAGGGCGGCGAAGAAGAGGCGCAAGGCGCCGAAGTTGTTGTGGTGGTCGGCGGCTCGCATCGGCCCTCGCGGCCTCATTGGACCGTCGCGGCGCAGGCGGCAAGCGCGTGAAGGAGCCTTGTTTCGATGTCCCTCAGCCCCCGCGATGTCATCAAGCGCGCCGCCCGCCTGCATGGGGCCATCGCCTCGGGCGATGATCCGACCGCCGACGAGATGGTCGATGCGCTGATCGCGCTCAACACGATGAAGCGGGCGATGTTCGGGACGGTGATCGGAACGCGCCTTTCGGCCCAGGACGCCACCGGCTCTACGATGCAGGCCGAGAACGGCGGCCTCTATCAGATACCAGCGGCGCTTTTCACCCTCACCGCGCCCTCAAAGCCTCGCGGCGGCTCGCGCTTCGGGGTCGCCGATCCCAACCTCAATTTCGCGACCAACAACTGCACCATCGCCCGCAATGGCCGGCTCGTGGAGGGTCTTGCGGCCAACCTCGTCCTTTCCGTGGCCGGCACGTCGCGCAACTGGTGGTTCCGGCCAGACACCGGCAATTGGACCCGCGAGACCGACTACGTGACGCCGGACGATACGATCGAGTTTCCCGACGGCCTCATCGCCTATTTGCCCTATCTGCTCGCCGTGGCTTTCGCCGCCGAATACGGGGCCGATCTGCGGCAGGACGTGATCGCCGGGGCGGCGGAGGGAAGGGAGGCATTCGTCAAGGCCTATGGCAGGCATGGAAGGAACCAGCTCGACCCGCCGATAGGTTCAGCCCCGCAGGCGCAACCTCAACCCCAGGCCCGCTGACGTGGGCGACGGCATCCAGGGCCAGGGGTCCGCCCCACAGTCGCAGATCGCGCAGTTCCGCTCCGACGGGATCACCGCCGCGACGGGCCTGCGGATTCCGTTCTTCTCGGACGACTTCTCCCGCGCCTACGGCCTGCCCCCGGCGCGTCTGGTCAACATGCTGAGCGAGGCGACGCCTTTGCGCGAGGAACGGCCCTACGTGCCATTGGTGGGGCTCAGGGAGGTCCGTTACAGCCGGCCGGGCCTGGTCTCGGTCCGAAACCAGGGGACAGGCCCGATCCGGGGGATGTTCTACCAGGAAGGCAGCTTCTTCGGCGGCACGCTGATCTGGGTTTCGGGGACCAATTTCTACGCCGACACGACCCTGATCGGGACCATCCCCGGAACCGACCGGGTGCGCTTCGCCACCTCGGCGAGCCAACTGATCATCGTGGCCGGCGGGATCGCCTATCTGTGGGACGGCGCATATTTCGGCCCCCTGACGGCGCATCCCTCGTTCGTCGCGGATGGCTCGTATCTCCCCCCCGTGATCGACGTGGCGTGCCTGGCCCAGCAGTTCGTGTTCGCCATGGCCGGCTCGATCCGGTTCTATTTCTCGGCCCCGAACAATGCGGTGAACATCAGCGCGCTCAATTTCGAGTCCAAGGAGATATTCCCCGATCCGATCGTCGGCTTGGCCGTTTGGAATGATGCGCTGGCGGTGTTCGGCTCGCAGAGCGTGCAGTTCTTCTCCCTTTCCGCCGATCCGAACGCCCCGTTCACTCCACAGCTCGGCCAGGGCTTCCAGCGCGGCTGCGCCTCACGCGACGCCATCGCCTATGCCGACAACGCCCTCTTCTGGGTGGGCGAGAACCGGGTGGTCTATCGCAGCGCCCCGACCCCTTCGCGGATCAGTTCGAACTCGATCGAGGACAAGCTGCGGCAATGCACCAATATCGCCGCCCTGACCGCCTTCGTCGTCACCTTCGAGGGCCATGAGCTCTATGTGCTCAACATCCCCGGCCAGGGGAGCTTCGCCTACGACATCAGCCGGATCGGCACGACCATCTCCACCTATGGCGACAGCTTCAGCCGGGGGGAGTGGGACGAGTGGCAAAGCTGGCAGCATCCGACCTTCCGGGGCGCGTGCGGCCTGATGGCGAAAGGGACCGCCTACATCGGCGACGATACGACCGCCGATATCTGGACGATGCAGTTTGGCGTCTATACCGACGCGGGCGGGCCAATGACGCGCCAGGCCAGCGCCTTCATCAAGATCGAGGAGGGCGCCCCCAGGTGCCTCAACCTCGTCCTGCATTGCGTGATGGGGGTGGGAAACCCCGTCGATCCGGGCCTCAACCCGGTCGCCGAGATGCGCTACTCCGATGACCTCGGCGGCTCGTTCTCGCGCTGGCGTCAGGCCCCGCTGAACCAGGTCGGCAATTACGGCTCGCCGCGCTGCATGTGGCAAAGGCTCGGGCTTCTGAGAGCGCCGGGCCGGCTGATCGAGGTCCGCGTGACCGATCCGGTCAATGCGTGCTTTTCTCATCTCGAGCTGAACGCGAGCCGGCCGGCGCGGTGACGGGGGCGGCGTCGCCCTGGCGCCACAGGCTAGGGGACTGTTAAGGTGCGCCACACACTGTAGGATGTCTGTGGAACCTAAAGGTGTGTTCGCACGGTTCCGATGGGGGGCGAGTCGGGAGTCCGCATGGCCAAAAGGGATCAGGTGCGCGCCGTCGCCTTCAAAGAGGGCGACGTCTGGGTGGTCCATGGCGTCGAATACGACGTGGTCGCCCAGACGGCCGACATCTTCGATGCGCCCCGCGCTTTCCTCAAGACGTTGCGCAGCACCATGCTGATCAATCAGAAGCTCGGCCGGCCGCCCCTGTCCTGCCTCAAGGCGGCGCCCGAAAAATATCGGGAGATGTTCGACGGCGCCGAGATGGAACTTCACCCCGTCCACCCGCCATTTCCGAAGGAAGCTGGCATCCCACGCCCCGACATCAGGTTACGCGGGGTGAGGGAGTTTCAAGCCGCTTAGGCGGTGGCGCGGTTTGTCAGCAAGGAACCCTGGCTTTCTGTCAGAAAGGTCATCGAGCTCTTCGTGGCGATGGGCTGCGAGCCTCAGGAATTTCCTGGCCAGGATGTAGCGGCGTTCGCCGATTGGACGGTCCGCTATCTCTATGACCGAGCGAGTGATCGCTTCGTCGATCTCAGCGACTTCGACCTCGATGATCGGGTGGCGCCCTCGACCCTCGAAACATGGGAGCGGGTGCTGGGCGTTTCGATCCCGCGCCCAGGCGACTTCAACTAGGCCAGATTTCAGACAGGTAGCACTGCCGGCGAACGCTAGGGTCGGGCTGCCAGGACAGCGCTGGCGACGCCGGGCAAGCCGCACAAGCCGAACGACAACAGGCCTTCCTAGGCAGGCGGCGCGGCGCGACGCATGCGCTGCGGGGAGACTCGGAACATTACCCCGAATCCTTTGTCGCACGTGTTGCACGACCACCTATCGACGACATGACCGCCTCCTTTGGGGGCATCCCGACTTTGGAATTGAAGGATTGATAGGTGACCATTGTCGAAACAATTCGTGCAAAGCCAATGAGGTGGCTTGCCGTCTGCCACGCCTTCCTTCTCCATGTAGGCGAAAGCTCCAAAATCAACGGCGTGAAGCTCGTAATTCTTCTTCTCGCCTTCCCAGTTTTTGAGCTTCACAATTTGCTGTTCAAGATCTCGTATTCGGTCGGCCGCCGTCGTCTCCGCCGCTTGAGCCGCCGCAAGAACGTTATGGAGCTCAAGGACTTGCTCCTGGAGCGCGATCTTGACGTCATTGATACTTACTTGCGTGTTGGCAGCATTCAAGGTCTTCGCAAGATTTGTGAGCGCCTGGAGGCTGCTAAGGCCCGCGCTGAGTTCAGCGATCATGCTTTCGTTTCCCCGAGCGCATCCGATGAATGCGCCTCGCCTTCTGTTTACGCGCGCGCCTTGAGAGTCCAGCGGGAGCGCCGTGAATGACCGCCCAGTCCGTCCCGCCGCCTTCCTTCGGCTCGCCGATCACCGATGGCCGGGGCATCGCCACGGTCGGTTTCCGTGCGTGGCTGACCGCGCTCTACCAACGCACCGGTGCTCAGGCGGACAAGGTCGATGCGGCACACGCCATGGCCAGCGCGGCGGTCCCGCAGACGACGCAGGTCGTGACCGGAGGGGGTGCTCAGGGCGGCGGGGCCTTGGGAGGCAATGTGGTCATCGCGCTCTACAAGGCGATCGACGCCCTGGACAACCTGCCCACGACGGGCCTGAGTTCCGGCGACATGGCCTATGTGCTCGACGGCCGCAAGGCGGGCGAGGGAGCCAATGCGGGGACCGGGATACCGGCCTTCTGGTCGAAGGGGAACTGGTATTCGGTCGGCAGCGGGGCGGTGGTGACGACGTGAGGGCGTGGCGTCGCCTTGCGGGAGTGCAAGGTGGAGGAAGCTATTCAAACTTGAAACTGTGAGCTTTTGGGAGCATGTTGCAGTCTTGATTACCCCTCCGGCGGCTTCGAAGCACGGGCAAAGAGTTTGAATGCCGAGGAACGCAGTATGATTGCTCGAAAAGCAGCTGCGACCTGGTGGGGTTAGACGAAGGAAAGGAGGCGCCGATGAGCAAGTTGGAAAAGCAAGCCGCCCGCGTTACCGCCTCCCCGCGGCGGAAGGCGCAGGCCGCCACGATTTCGTTCAAGGCGCGTCCCTGCGGTGACATAGATTACGCGAAGCTCGCGGCGGAGTTGCGCGAAAGGTACCCGAAGATACTCGCGCGCCTTGCTGAGTGAGCCGTGCTGGTTGACGCCAGACGGCGTCATTGAGCTCAATCGCGAAATTCTAAATCCGGGAGAGCCACATCAGCTTCTGGATCGCGGGTTGCTGGAGAGCGCCTGCGCGCGGCCAAAAAATCATTGGCACTATAATGGAGTAGACGACGTGGAGAAATTGGCCACGTTGCTACTCTTTGCCATTGCAGAAAATCACGCTTTCCTCCAAGGCAATAAGAGAACGGGCTTTGCTGCAATGGTCGGCTTTCTAGGCGCTAACGGATTTCGGTTTGATCTTTCCGACGATGCCGCGTGTGCTGACGATATACTCGCGACATTGCAACAGCAGTCTACGCCAGAGGCCTTTGAGGATCGGCTCCGTAGGGCAATCGTGCCGGTGGACACGCGCAGTTGGCGGAGCTGACCCGGTGAGGGCGAAGGCTAAAGCCTGAGTCCTCCACGACGATTTCGACCCGTCGAGCGGGCGGGGGCCCTGGTTTTGGGCGCTACCTGCGGCCGACCGCGGCGCCGTAGGCCCGCATCCTCCCGCCAGCCGCGGGGCCGTGGCTTTCGCAGCGATCAGGGGAGGCGATCCATGGCCGGTAACCTGCTCCAGACGCTCGTCTTTCGGGCCGCGGACGCCAATGGCGCGCCGATCAACGGCGCGCAGCTGCAGTTCTACCTCACCGGCACGACCACGCCGACCAATGTCTATACCTCCTCGTCCCTGGGAACTCCGCTCAGCAACCCCGTTGTCAGCGACAGCGCGGGGCTTTTCCCGCCGATCTATCTCGACCCCACCGTCACCTATCGGATGCAGTATTGGAACGCGATCGGCGGCCTGGTGAAGGACTACGACCCGCTGAGCAGCGGGGTGATCGAGGCCACGCAAGCCCAGGTCAACGCCGGGGCCGCCACCGGCGTCTATGTCAGCCCGGCCAAGCTCGCCGGATGGACGGGCATAGCGACCGCGCTCGGCTACACGCCGCTGAACAAGGCGGGCGATACGGCGACCAACCTCATCATCGCCAATTCGGTCCTGGCGACCGCCTCGGCGGGCTATCTGGGCGCTCCGGTCAACGAGCAGGACGGGGTCTATGCCTTCGTGGCCGGCGATGCGGGCAAGCTCGTGCGTCACAACAGCGGCGCGGGCCACGCCTGGACGATCTCGCCCTTCGCCACCACGCCCTTCCCGGTCGGGACGGCGATAGCGGTGCGCAATGTCGGGGCCGGGGTGGTGACGCTGACCCGCGGGGCCGGGGTGACGCAGCTGCTCTCCGGCTCGGGGACCAGCAAGGACGTCGCCGTGGCGCAGTGGGGCCTGGCGACGCTCATCCAGGAGACGCAGGACAATTGGGTCGTGAGCGGGGCGGGCATCTCGTGAGCGCCATGATGCTGGCCCTGGCCGGGGCCAGGCCGGCGGCGGGAGCGGCCGGAGGAGTGACGCCGAACGCCCTGCCGTGGAAGGTGATCTACGGCATCACGCCGGCGAGCACTCAGCCGTTGCAGGTCACCGGGATCACCAACCCGATCACGGTGAGCGCCAGCCTGGCCGGCGGGGCGAGCCTGGCCCATATCCTCAACGGCGCGGTCACCGCCTACAGCGGGCCATTCGTGGTCAATCTGAACGATTACCTCGCCTGGCAGGTCAGCGGGGCGTTCGGAACCGACTATTCGGGGACGATCACCGTGACCAACACCACCGACAGCGGCGCGCTTCTGGCGCACGTCACCTACATCCTGCACGGCTCGTTCTGAGGATGGTGCGGATCGAGCGCGACCCGGCCTTCTGGGCCAATGTCGCGAGCCACCTTCAGGTCGCGCCGCATATCGGCGTGGGGCCGGAGGTGGTCGGCGAGTTCGCGCTGCGCCCGGGGGTGACGCCGCTCGCCGCCGAGCACGGGGGGTTCCTGTTCAGCACCCTGGACGGGATGGGGATGGTGCGCGAACTGCACACCCTCTTCACTCCCGAGGGCTGGGGCCGGGAGGTGGCGCGCGCGGCGCACGAGGCCTTCGCCCTGATCTTCGCCGCCGGCGCGCAGGTGATCGTCACGCACGAGCGGGCGGACTGGTGGCGCTCGGCCCCGCCGAAGTCGCACGGCTGGGCCGTCGCCGGGGAGTGGGCCGGGACGGCCATCGGGGAGGTTCGGATGTGGGTTCTGACACTTGACGCCTGGCGCGCATCGCCGGCGGTGAGGAGGCGGGCATGCCACTGATCATTCCGGCGGTGATCGGCGCGGCCGGGATCGTCGGCGGCTCGCTGATCTCGGCCGGCGCGGCCAACAACGCGGCGAACATCGCCCAGCAGACGGCGGCGCAGAACAACGCCCTGGAAAGCCAGATATACGCCTCCAACAAGGCGGAGATTCAGCCCTTCGTCGATCGCGGCAATACGGCCGGAGACGAGCTGAACGGCTTTTTGGGCCTCGGCGGCGATCCGGCGGCGACGCAGGCCGCTTTCAACGCCTATCTCAACTCGACCGGCTATCAGTTCAACTACAACCAGGGCCTGGACGCGGTGAACAGCAATGCCGCCTCCAAGGGCCTGCTGGACAGCGGCGCGGCGGTGAAGGCCCTGGACGCCTATGGCACGGGCCTGGCCCAGCAATATGGCCAGCAATACGCGACCGACCTGGCCGGCGTCTCCAAGCAGGGCTCCGACAGCGCCTCGGCCCTCGCCGGGGTGGGGCAGAACTACGCCAACGCCTTTTCCTCCAACAACAACAACGCCGCCTCGATCACCGCCAACGCCGGCCTTTCCAGCGCCAATGCGATCACCGGCATGATCGGCCAGGGGCTGAGCGCCTATGGCCTCAGCCGGGGGCAGAGCTCGTTCGGTGGAGCGAACGCCGGGGCGACGCCATACAATCCGTTCGCTCCGGGGACCGGGACATGAGCGAGATCACCCCGATGAGCGTCGACTTTGGGCTGTTGAAGCCAGTCGACTATGTCGGCGATTACGCCAATGCGTTCCGGGTGGGCCGCGCGCTGGCGCAGCCATCCGCGCCGCCAGCCCAGCCGGGACCGGCGCCCCAGGCCAACGCCTTCGCGCCGCCGGCTCCTGGCCCCGGCGTTGATCCCGCCGCCGCGGTCTCGGCGATGAGCGGGGCGCAGCGCGGCGCCGCCGCGGCGAGGGCCGAGGCCCTGGCGGCGGTGTTCTCTGGACTGAAGGGGGCGAGCGCCGATCCGCAGCAACGGCTGGCGATGGCCAGGCATGTGGCGGCGCGCAACCCGACCCTGGGGATCGCGCCCCAGGCGATCGGCGCGGGCGATGTCAGCGACACAGCCCTGGACGCGCACCTCGCCCAGGCCGTTTCCCTGCGCGTCCTGCTGCAAGGCCCGACGCCATAAGGCACGCCGGCCGGCCGCTTGCCCCGCAGATCCGAAACGGAGGCGTTCGCATGCATTGGGAATTCACCGCGGCGACCGTTGCGCTTGGAGCGGCGGGCCTGGCGCAGGTCGCCGGCGGGCTGGTGTGGGCGGCGACGCTCACCCATCGGGTCAAGGCCATCGAGCGCGACGTCGAGCCTGTGCGGTCGCTCTCCAACCAGGTGACCCGGGTGGAGACGAGGCTCGAGACGCTGATCGAACAATTCAAGGATCTGAACGCCGCCGTCCGCTGGATGCGCGAGCCGCCGCGCGTGATCCCGCCCACCTAG